GGAACAGCGGAAGGCTGAAAAAAGACGGATGCGCAAAGAGTTTGAAGAAATTCGGCGCAGGGATTATCTGTACGGCTTTAAAGCAGGTATGGGGTATCAGAGTACTTGCAACAAAGAAACGGCTCGTAACGGGCTGAAACGGAACGCTCAGCAAGTGGATAAGGAGTGGAAAAGATATGCAGAAATGGTTGGTTAATTTTTTAAAACAAGAAAAACCTGCTATTCCACGTCCGCTTTACACACTAGAACAGGAAAATCAAATATTGCATGACATGGTCCGTGAAATCGCTGAACAACGGAACGAATACCGCATCGAAAATCAGCGATTAAGGGATGAAAATGAACGGTTGAGGAGGATTTTAGAAAGATGACAAGTCTGGTTAGATTGGAATTAATTGCTCAATCATATGACCGTTTTCTTCGAACTGGCGATATCGAACATCTTGAAGATGTAGAAAGGATTTTAGAATATGACGGAATTGACGACGATTGAAGCGAATGTACTGAACATTATCTTGCCGTATCGCTTTGATAAACCTATCAAGTTTGAAAAAGTGCAGGAACGAACAAAGTTAGGCAGACGGACTTTGCAAAATGTACTGGAGACTTTGAAGAAGAAAGGGCACCCAGTAGGCAGTCACAAGACAGCTCCATTCGGTCTGTATATGGCTAAGACCAGAGAAGAGTTAGAAATCGGTATGCGTGCCAATGTGAAACAAGCGGAAACAACGCTTGAAATTGCACGGGTGCAGCGTGGAATTGACTTGGATGAGTATTGGAAAAATGTTAGTTAATCCGCAATCGTGTTAGATTGCAGTGTCCTTTGACAATTGAATATGGGTGCGTTGGGAAAGTTTTCCAAAAAAACAAAAAATGTTTAAACAAAACTATTGACATTTGTTTAAACATAAATTATAATTAAATCATGGTTAAGGAATAACCAAATCCAACGGAAAGGACTTACCAAGAATGGCTAAACGCAAAAGAAAAAAGGGATTTGAGCTTAAAGAGATTACCTTGACAATCAATCTCTACTTTGTTCAAATCACCTTCAAACTTCTTTAGAGATAGCGGAGCGGAAGCTCCCTATCCGTTTAGTTATATTCTAGCAGAAGTAAGGATAAAATGCAATGGATAACAAAGTGCTTTATCATAAAAAGTTCGGTAAGGTAGAGATGACGATTTCTAAGACCACTTGGAAAGAAAAAGTCAGCTTTCTTGTCGGAGCTATCTTACTAGGGCTGACAATTTGGTATTTTACTAAGTAACAGATGTCAGCAAAAATGGGGCGACCTACTACAAATCCTCGTGATAAATATATCGGTATCAGAGCTTCATCGAATGAAGTTGAAATGCTTGATTTTTGTACAAAAGAAACAGGAAAAAGCAAAACTGACATACTTATGATGGGGCTTGAAAAAGTCTATAAGGATTTAAAAGGTTAAAAAAAGCCCGAAGCTCTCCACGACCAAATTTTGAGCTTCAGGCAACCTACGCACCCATATTCATAACAAATACGAGCACGTTTTTATTATATAAAGCGTACTCTTATTTGTCAAACAGAAAAACAGAAAGGGGTACGCTTTTTGTGTACCTTGAAAATTCGTCTAGGATAATACCTATGGCGTCAGCAAAATAAAGACACCTCTACTTAGTCAGAGTAGAGGTGGTGCAAGATTTTTTAAAGATGAACGTTGACTAGACAGCAATCACTTTGGAGGTTCTGCTTCCTACACATGCATCATGCTTAGTGAATACTAATTTTCAAGGAGTTCAGCATTGCACGCTAAAAGTTCCATCTCAATCACTAGAGCGTATGGCGTTGCAAAACTTCATGACGCTAAAGTGTTGAGCAGATAGTGGGCAAAACTTTCTCGGGACTACCTACTAAGTGGTTGGAAAGACCACACTTCGCTAGCGAAAACGTTTTTCAAAAGTTCATCACATTGCTATACAAAAACTCGGACAAATTCGAAGTCCTCCTTTCATAGATAGCTTAATTTATTATACCGTAAATTTACGGTAAAAAACAAGTGTTAGGAGGTTATTATGTGGGAAAAATTGAAGCAGTTACTTGCTGAGCGAAGAATAACAATCGCTGAACTTGAGCGTCTTTCTGGCATACCAAGAAAAAGTTTAGAGAACATGAAAAAACATGACCCATCTTTCTTTCAAATGGAGAAGATTGCGGATGTATTAGATATTTCTCTAGATGAATTTCGAGGTTGTCGGAAAGACTAGAAAAAACTTGCTGACGCTTTAGGTGTTAGTCTGGACGAATTGCAAAAATCGAAAGGACACATCATGGAAGAACTAACATTAACAATCGAACAAGCATTAACATTGATTGCCATTTTGACACCTCTGAACCTCTATCTATGGTTTTGCGTTGGTTTGAGCACTTATCAGCTCCACAGCAAGCCAAAAGATGTTTCCGAGGGTAAACATACCAGACCCCTGACAAATGCGAATTATGGGGCTTATATTCAATCACAAGGTAGATATTACAACTAGGAGGCAATCAAAATGGCAAAAACATACACATTAACCGAAGAAGAATTAGAAGCGCTTATCAAGGAACGCATGGAGCATAAGCCAATCACACCACAAGGATTGTTTAGTCCTGTAGCTTTTGAGGGTAGCGAGTTGCTGGAAATCAACCAGAAGTATCCTGAAGTCGTAGCGAGATTGAGCCAGAATTGGCGAGTGAAGTCCGTCAATCCCGTTGGATTCATCTACACCAACAAGCCACGGCATAACGAAGTGATAGATGAAACCAGCTACCATACTTTGAGCTATGGCCAGGTACACAATTCTGTTCGCTCTCTGGTCTTGAATGTTTTCGGCAAATCCAATAACAGAGACTTGACCGAAGAGGAATACGAAATGGCGCAGGAGCTATATGCAGAGCTGAAAGAGTGGTATATCCGTGCTTATGATAAACGATTAGAGATATTGGAGAAATAGAAATGGAAAATTCGCAAAAGAAATATAACAAAAAACGACCAGGAGTTAGACTGCCGAAAGAAACGCATGAGAAGTTTGTTGAGTTTTGCATGGAAAACGACCTTGTAATGAGTACAACTCTAGGCAGATTTATAGAGTTCTGTTTGCAAAATGCAGAATTTAAGGAAGTGCAGACACCTGTAGAGAAACTATTTATTGGGGATTGTGAGGTATAGATGGCACAGAGAAGAATGTTCAGTAAAGAAATCACGACTAGCGACTTATTTGTTGATATGCCTGCAAGCACACAACTCTTATATTTTCATCTAGGTATGGAAGCGGATGACGAAGGTTTTATTGGCAATGCGAGAATGCTTGGTCGTGCATATGGCGCTAGTAATGATGATATAAAGTTGCTGCAAGCGAAAGGATTCATTATCGTCTTTGAAAGTGGGGTTACCGTTGTCAAAGATTGGAACGTAAACAATAAATTGCGCAAGGACAGATTCAAGCCCACAATTTATCAAGACGAAAAAAATCTACTAACAATTATGGAGACTGGAACCTATGAAGTTAGACATTTATTGCAGGAAAGTCAACAAAGGTCAATGTCAGAAAAACCAGTATTACCAACGGTTGAGAGCCTTGGTATACCAAATGACAACCAAATGACAACCAAACCGCAACCAAATGACAACCAAATGACAACCCAGTATAGGATAGGTAAGGATAGGATAGGTAAGGATAGGATAGACGAGGATAGAGAAGATACTCCTCCCCTCGTCATCGTATCGGAAATCTATCAATCAAAAATTGGAGTCATTGACGGAGACCAATTTCAGCAACTGACCGATTACATCATTTTGGACGGAATGGAATTAGATGTCGTCGTCAGAGCAATTACAGAAGCAGCTGACAACGGTAAACGGAATTTCAAGTATATCTTAGCTATCTTACGCAATTGGAAACAGAATGGCATCAAGACGATTGCTCAAGTGGATGAACGTGAGCGACAGCGAATTGAATCAAAAACCAACTCTTTCCAAAATGGAAACAGCTCACAACCTAGACAGACCAATGTGCCTACTTGGTCAACTGAACCAGTCAAGACCGAACAGACCACAGAAGGTCAGGCTAGGTTGGCAGAAATCTTTGCAGAGCTAGAAGCGATGGAGGGTGCTGATGGTTAAATACACTATCCGATGCAAGGAATGTCAATCGTACAGCACGATAACGGACGAAGACGGTTGTGAGCTAAATTGTCCAAAGTGCTTGTCAGAATGCCTGGCTATCATCTACGAAGATACTGTGCCTGAGCCAGAAGATGAGGACAGAACCTATGACGAATGGAAAGACAATGTAGCGATGGGCTATGAGGCTTAGCAAGGAGAAGAAAATGAGTTATCTTTATGAACTTGAAGGAATTTATGCACAACTACAAGCAATGGAATTAGACGATGAAACATTCAATGACACTTTGGATAGCATTGACTTCCAAGGAGATTTGGAACAGAACATCGAATATTTTGTCAAGATGTGGAAAAACGCATTATCAGATGCAGAACGTTTCAAACAGGCGAAACAGGAATTTTACGAAAAAGAAAAAAACGCCAAAACCAAGGCAGAAAAATACAAGGAAACTATTGAGCGAGCCCTGAAAATGAGCAACAAACAAAAAGTGACTGCTGGATTGTTCACTGTCTCGCTCCGAAAATCGAAGCAAGTGGATATTTTAGACGAAACGAAAATCCCACTTGAGTTTATGAAATTGGAGTACAAACCTATCAAGACTGAGCTAGCTAAGCATTTAAAAGCCGGTGAAGTTATCGAAGGTGCGACGTTGATTGAAAAAGAAAGTTTACAGGTACGATGATGAGAAAGTCAGAAACGATTATTGAGTTAAGCAAAGCATTTGCGAAGATGCAGATGGAATTGGAACAACCGTTGAAGAATGCTGATAATCCATTTTTTAAAAGCAAGTATGTACCGCTTGAAAATGTAGTTGATAGCATTACACGAGCAGCGAACAAGCATGGATTATCTTTCACACAATTCCCGTCAAGTGATGAGAATGGGAATGTGACAGTTGGGACGATGGTTATGCACGAATCGGGCGAATGGATTGAATATGACCCTATCTGCATGAAGCCAGTAAAGAATGACCCGCAAGCAGTCGGTTCAGCCATCACATATGCCAAGCGGTATGCATTGAGCGCCATTTTCGGAATTACCAGTGACAATGACGATGATGGCAATGAAGCGACACAACCAGGGAAAGCGACACCTAAAGCGATGCCAAAGAAACAAGTTCCAGCTACAAATAATAAAATACCAAAAGAAGTAGTCAAGGCATATAAGGATGCCATTCAGTTTGTCATCGAACGGACAGGCAAGAATGACGGTTCAATCACAAGATGGTTTTGTGAAAAATTAGGAGTTGTCAGCATCGAAGATATAACCATGGAACAAATCTCGCTAGCGGATGGGCTATTAAAGAAATTGGAGAATAAGCAATGAAAGTAACAAACAAAGGATATATCAATTTTAACAACGACTACAACAAGAAGACAGACACAATGATGACCGCTAGTATGAGCTTTGTGAATGGAAAAGACGATAGCGGAAATTGGAAGAATGGCTACATCAATGTTATCGCCTTTCGTGATAACATTCAACGATTGGAAGATGCTATCGGTCAATTGGTAGAGATTGAGGGAACGTATCGCTTGAATGAGTACACAAACCAGCAAGGGAAGGTTATTAAGACACCGCAGATTATTATCGATGCATTTTTAAACGGAAATAACTCAAATAGTGGTAATTTCCAAAACGGAAACAACCAAGGAGGCTATCAGTCCCCATTTGGTAACTCAAATCCTATGGACATCTCTGATGATGACTTGCCATTCTGATTTTGTATGGTAGCTCATGGAAAAGAGTACGCTCTCTACAAAGGCGATAAGCTACTAGCAATCGGAACAGCTAAAGAGCTGGCTGAGAAGTTTGGTGTGAAGGTGTCGACCATCCATTTTTACAAGTCGCCTGCTTACATCAAGAGAACAGAAGACAGCAAAGCGAGGCGGTTGGTTGAAATTTGAATTTATTTTATCCAACACAAAACGCCGAAAAGAGATGTTGAATACCAACGACAGAATGAACTGGGCACAGAAGGCTAAAATTACCGCCTATCTTCGCCGTATAGCATTTTTAAAACTCTCTGAGGGTAAATATACCACCCACACAAAAAAACGTCCCTGCGGGCTTGTGGTAACGATTTATGCACCGACTGAAAGACGGATGGACCCGCCGAATTTTTATCCAACAGTTAAAGCTCTGATAGATGGTATGACAGATGCTGGGATTTGGACAGATGATAATCACGAGGTAATTAAGTATATGACATTCAAATACGGTGGTTTGAGCGGGCTAAAAGATAAATACAGAATTGAGATTGAGGTAAAAGAAGTACATGAGTAATTTTGAAGAATTAAAAGACAAAGTTGTC